GGCTTCAAAACAGCGTCAGCTTATGGGGTGGCTCCTGGGGCCAGCACAACCATTACGGTTGGATTTGCTGGAGGCACTGGTGGAACTGGCGCTACCGGGACCAACGGAAGTAACAGCGTATTTGACGTAAACACCTCGACTGGCGGCGGGGGCGGCGGCACCAACGGTGCCAACGGCAATAATGGCGGCTCTGGTGGTGGGGCTGGATATACGGCCAACGGGGGTACAGGCACCGCTGGCCAGGGCCACGATGGCGGCAACAATACCGCGTCAGGAGCCCCTAACTTCCCAGGAAGCGGGGGCGGTGGAGCTACTGCGGCTGGTGGAGCGGGCGGATCAGGAACAACCGCCGGGGATGGCGGCGCTGGTACAGCAAGCAGCATTACAGGTGCATCTGTTGCTTACGCAGGCGGCGGCGGCGGCTCTACCTTCACTGGTGGCTCTGGAGGAAATGGTGGGACTGGAGGGGGTGGTGCTGGCACAGCAGGTTCTGGGACCGGCTCCAACGGAACCGTTAATAGGGGCGGTGGTGGTGGTGCTGGTGGCAGCGCCCTTGGGGGCGGAGGGACAGGTGGCGCGGGAGGGTCAGGGATCATCGTTCTGAGCTTTGCCCAGATCATCTCCTTTGTCTTCACAAGCACAGATATGCCTTGGTCTCATAAACCGACGATGGTTGGCTACTGATGGCCCAGTTCACCCAGTATCAGATCAAGGCTGAGCCGCCTCCAGGCGCTCTAACTGCCAGCCCAACTCTTACAAGTTGGCTCTCGCCACTATCCGAGCCGGTCCGGATAAAGAAGGGGTTGCGGGCTAACTATCATCCGTTCCTGGGCCAGGACACCTCGCTCAATCCCACCTCGTCGAGTTTCCTTGAGGGGTGGTTCCGTCCGCTCTCCGAGCCAGTTCGCGTTAAGGCTGGCCTCAGAACGGGCGACCAATCGTTCTTCTCCTTTGATCCCGTCCAACTGGGGGCCATGGAAATCCCGTGGTACTCCCCGTTCTCCATTCCAGTTCGGGTTAAGCCCGGCCTCAAGCCATCACTACAGCAGTATTTTGCTCAACCGCCAAGGGTTCTACCGACCGCGAATGTGACCGCAGTAATGGCTGCGACAGAAACCAACTCGGACGTGGCTCAGTTTGCCATAAACGTATATACAGGCGGAGGTACAACAGTACCGGGCCAGGGCGCTCAAGTCTCGATTGAGGAAATCCCTATCCCTGGGACGAGCAAGGTAAGCAACAAGGGCAGCTAATGACGGTATTCCAGTCAGGTCCTGTAAATCTTGAGGCTGGTAACTCCACAGTATTCAACGTGGAATTTCTTAGCTCGACTGGAGAACTGACCGTTCCATCAACAGGATTGATCACGGTTACTTACATCAACACGAGCAATACCTCGCAGTCGGATTCTGTTGATCTTACCAACTCTGGAAGCATCTTCTCTGGAACCTGGAGTTCAACTTCGGCCGCTTTAGGACTTGCGACCTGGGTGGCCACGATGACGGGTAGCGCGACGACACAGGCCACCGGCCAAATCCGGGTCATTCAACGGCAGAGCACCTACTGATGTTTGGCCCCCAGGTATATTCCGGAACCACGAACTTCGCCCCAACGAGCGGCGAAATCATCATGAATGCCTATCAGCGGATCGCTATCCGCCCGACAGAGCTTCTGGTTACCCACCTGACTTCAGCAGTTATGGAGCTAAATCTTCTGCTGGCGAAGATGTCCAATATGCAGCCGAACCTCTGGACCGTAGATTTGCAGGCGCTGCCTATCACCCAAGGTAACGCAACCTATTCCCTACCGTCAGATACGGTGATGATCACCAACGCCTACATCAGCGTTGGGTCGGGGGCCTCCAGGATCGATACGCTGATCTGGCCATTGAGTCAGACGGAGTACGCAGCTATTGCGAACAAGGCTTCCCAGGGAAAGCCGACAACCTTCTGGTTCAACCGCATCATCTCACCAACCATCACCCTCTATCTGACTCCGGATGGAAACGGCCCCTATACGATCAACTACTACCGGGTTCGGCAGATTCAGGACGCGACATTACCCAATGGGGTAAACGCCGAAGTCCCGTATCTCTGGCTCGATGCCTTGGTGGCGGGACTGGCTCACCGCCTAGCCAGAATCTACCAGCCTCAGCTTGAGCAAATCAGGAAGGCTGACGCGGACGAAGCTTGGGCAATCGCGGCTACCCAGAACGTCGAAAACGTAGCGCTGAACATCACCCCTGGCCTTGGGGGCTACTTCGTCCGATGAGTAAGAATAACCTAACGCAGATCGAGCTAAAGCAGCTTCTGAGCTATGATCCGGAAACCGGAGTGTTTTTGCGTTTAACGCATCACCCAAGATTTCCCATTGGCTCGATTGCCGGATCAAAAAAGAAGAGGGGCCATATAACCATTCGCATTGGTTACGATATGTATAAGGCTCATCGCCTTGCGTGGTTGTATGTATACGGAGAATGGCCGAAAGATCAGATCGACCACATCGATTGTGACCCAGGCAACAATAGAATCAGAAACTTGCGCGAGGCCGATAATTCGCAAAACCACGCTAACTGTAAACGGCAGCCAAATAACACCAGCGGTCATAAGGGCGTTAGATTGGATAAAAGACGAGGTAAATGGCACGTATCCCTAAAGCATAAAGGGAAAGAAAGGTTCTTAGGTTATTATGATAAGTTCGATGTAGCCTGTTCGGCCTATGCCCAGGCCGCGCATGATACCTTTGGCCAGTATGCGAGAATCGAATGAGCCGTCCACAGGGCCGGGCTAATATCAGCGTAACCAATCCGCAGGCGCTTGCGATCTGTGATCGCTGCGGCTTCCGTTACAACCATGTCGATCTATCCTGGCAGTATCAGTGGAGAGGAACGAAACTCCAGAACATCCAGATTCTGGTCTGCGAAGATTGCCTGGACATTCCGCAGGAACAGCTTCGTATTATCATCATCCCGCCCGATCCGATTCCGATCTCCAATGCGAGACCGGAAAACAGTGTTGGCGACAATAATCCCATGTCGGCTGTAGGCTACAGCGCTATCACCAATACCGTAACTCCGATCTCCCAGACAGTGGGTGGACGTATCGGGAATCTCCTTGGCGGGGGCGGCTTGAGATCAGCCTTCGATGGCAACGCATACAAACCATCGTGGCAGTCAGCCTGCAACGCGCTGTCGAATTCAAGCTATTCGAACTACGTGGGAATCAACTGGTCTGGGGCGAACGCAGCAATGCTGGGCGCTCCATCGAGCCTACTGCCTCCGGTTATCAGACACTCATTGACGAGCTATACCATCACAGCGCCGAATGACCGGTCGTTCCTGGGAAACAATCCAACCTCGTATCTCGTCCAATCATCTCCAGTCGATTCTCCGGTCTATGGAGCGTGGACCACGATATCGAGCGGGACCACTGCTGGTACAGCAGGAGAGACAATCTCAGGAACCTGCACCGGAGGCAGCGAGGAATTCCATCGCGTAGCCTTCCTGGGTGACGGATTGAATTATGTCTCCGTTGCTCAAGTCACTTTTGATGTTGCCCAGATCGGCACGCCTTCGACCGGAGGTTCACCGTGAGCCTTAACTTCACGACCTACACATCTCAAACCTGCAACCTCCTGGTTATTGGATCGACCGATCCGAACTACCTGATCATGCAGCCGGGGATGATCGACTATGCGGAGCAACGGATCTACCGTGAATTGGACCCTCTGTATGCCCAGGTCACTGATGCCACGGCCTCTGTTTCATCGGGGAACAGAAACTTCACTCCACCCACGGGAATAGGCACGTTCATCACCGTAGACAGTCTCAGCATCATTACGCCTGTAACGGCTACATCAACCAACGGAACCAGAGTGCCTCTGACCCCAGTATCTCCGGAAGTCATGGATACTCTTTACCCGTCCGGGCAGACCGTGACTGCGGTTCCGGCGTTCTATGCGATGCGGTCACCGACTGTTGTGCTCCTTGGACCCGCCCCAGACGCGGCCTATGCAACAGAGGTGATTGGTATCCAGAGACCCGCCGCCTTGAGCAGCGCGAACTCAAGCACCTTCCTGACCCAGTATTGCCCTGACCTTTTGATCGCAGCTTCCATGGTCTATGGATTCGGCTGGATGAGAGACTTCGGCGGCCAGTCGGATAATCCTCAGGCGGCAGCTTCTTGGGAGATGCAGTACCAGACGCTGTTCAAGTCAGCCGCTATGGAGCAATCCCGCGCCAAGTGGGAGAGTGATGGGTGGACCTCTCAATCCCCGGCCCCAGCAGGTAAGAGAAACTGATGCCAGAGGCTGCTCTCCAGCTTCGGCCCACGGTTGATGTTGAGCGCACTCTAGCGCTCAATGAGGCGGGCATTTCTGCGTCCCAATTGATCCGGTTCAAGAATGATCTGGTCGAGACCTATGGCGGCTGGGTTCAGTATATCCCAACCCTGATTCCATCGACCGTTAAAGATCTTCATCCCTGGCAGGACGTGGCTGGCACCCAACATCTGGGTATCGCAGCAACCCAGAATCTGATGGTCGCCACGAGCGGCGTTGTGGCGGATATCACCCCGCAAATTCTGACCACCAATCCGTCTGTCAGCCTATCCATCTCCAGCGGGAATACCGCCGTCACGGTATTTGATCCGAACAGCGGTCCGGCGACCTATAACTCGGTGTACTTCAACACGCCGATCTCTATCGGTAATCTCTATCTCAATGGGCCATATCAGATCGCTTCGGTCCTGAGCACCGGCTCCTACACGATTACATCGAGTGTGATTGCGACGACCACTATCAATACGAGTGGACGCCTTCCTACCTTCTCCGTGTCGTCCGGGTCGCCCACGGTTACAGTGTCGTCTCCGAACAATGGATATTCAGTTCTTACTGGAATCCAACAGCAGTTCCGCGCCCCTACGACTATAGGGAACATCATTGTTTCTGGGCCGTACAATATCAACTCGGTCCTGGACTCCACGAACTATACGATTGTTTCCAACGTCCAAGCGAGCACCACGCTGGTCTCGACTATGAATGGAGGGCTGGCTCAGTTCCTGTATTACGTCACGATAGGACCAGCCGCGACTGGAACTGGCTTTGGCGCTGGCGGATTTGGCTCAGGTGGATTTGGCGGTGGCGGGGGTGGATTCACCGGAGCTACAGGAACTCCAATCACCGCGACCGATTGGAGCCAGGAGAACTGGGGCGAGATTCTTCTAAGCTGCCCCACCAACGGCCCTATCTATGTCTGGTCTCCGGAGAGCGGGTTCTCCAACGCCCAGGTTGTCGCTACTGCGCCATTCTTCAATGGCGGCATCTTTATCTCCCAACCGCAACAGATTCTGGTTGCATGGCGCTCCGTTCAATCCTCGGGAGTTCAGGACAACCTGATTGTCAGGTGGTCAAATGCTCTGGACTATACGAACTGGGTTGTCTCGAATGCGACGACAGCAGGTTCATTCCATATCCCGACCGGCTCTCTTATCGTTGGCGGTCTCCAGGCCCCGAACTATGGAGTGATCTGGACCGACCTTGACGTATGGACGATGAGCTATGTCGGCGGCACGGTTATTTTCAACTTCAACCGGGTTGGCTCTGGATGTGGTCTCATTGGCCAGCATGCTGCTGGGGTCATCTCAGGTAACGTCTACTGGTGCGGGACCAATAACTTCTTCACTATCGGGCAAAACGGCGTCCAGGTCATCCCCTGCACTGTCTGGGATTATATCTTCCAGAACATGAATACTGCTCAGGTGGCCAAGATCCGTTGCGCCACGAATACCGCCTTCAATGAGATTTCCTGGTTCTTCCCGTCGTTCGGGGCCACCGAGAACGATTCCTATGTGAAACTGAATATCAATACGAACTCATGGGACTACGGGAAGATGCCCCGCTCCGCCTGGGTGGACGTTTCCATCCTGGGGAACCCAATTGGGTCAGACCTATCCGGTACGGTCTTCCAACATGAGACTGGAACGGTTCAGTCTGGGGTAAGCTCAACCTCGTTTCAAACCGGCTGGTTTGCTGTCAATGAAGGCAATGATCTGGCCTTTGTTGATTTCGTAATGCCGGACTTCATCTGGGGTCTGTTCGATGGGGCCAAGGATGCTTCCGTCAATGTGACATTCTTTGCCGTTGATTACCCTGGGGACACGCCACGCTCATACGGACCCTATACGGTAACCAGCGCCACCGAGTATATCTCTCCGCGTCTCCGTGGCCGTCTGATGTCGATCCTGGTGGCGAGCAACAGCCAGTCATTCTATAGACTTGGACGCATCCGTTACCGTTGGGCGCTGGCCGGGAGGCGTTGATGTCTAATATTGGAGATATTCTTTCCGCGATCCAGAACGGCGTTAACGCCATCAATAGTCTGAATACTCGTCTTCAGACTACATTTTTGCAGCAAGGTACTGTAATATCGTCTGCGATTACCACGGCGAATTCCACGATAACCTTTGGGTCGTCTCAGGCGGCGGGCTTTATCGCAGTAACGACCAGTTCCGGGGCTGCCGGTTATATCCCTTGGTATAGATAGGACTTAATATGGTCGCATATACGACAGCCAAGGGACTCTATCAGGTCGCCAATAGCAGTTACGTTGGCACCTGGGATGTGCCGGAAAACGCCAACTGGGGCGTGGTGGACGCTTCCCTTGGCCAGATCACCACCGTCCAGCTTAACAACACCCCGGTTACGCTAACCGCAGCGCAGACTCAAAGCGCCCAGATCATATTCTCGTCCTCGGCTGCCCCTGGCGGCAACCTCGCTGGCAACGTGGTCATTACCTTCCCGGTGGCCGCCCCCGCCAATACAGCGGTGACTGGCCCCTATATCATCCAGAATCTATGCGGTAATTCCAGCCTCTACACGGTCACTCTCCAGACTACCGTAGCTGGAGGCCAAGCCATCGCCTGCAAGCCCGGCGAGCCGTTCGATGTCGTCAACGATGGGACGAACTTCAAGTTCAAGAACATGGGTCACATTGGCTCCTATTGGGATTACGCTGGTTCGTCAGTCCCCAATTGGGTCACGGCCTGCACGATCCCGCCGTATTTGAACTGCGACGGAACCACATTCTCTTCGGCTACCTATCCGGCCCTGACATCGATTACAGGCACGACGCTGCCGGATTTCCGTGGCCGTGGCCCCCTTATCCTTAACCAGGGCACCGGGCGAACTACCACGCTGAACTCGGCCTTGGATGGCGATACGCTGTTCGCAACCGGCGGCTCCGGAACCGTCACAACCCTGTCCACCACCAACATTCCGTTCTTCTCCAGCGGAGTTTCGATTGTTGCTGGTCAGGCTGCCGTTAATGTCGGCTCGATCTTTAATGCCCCTATTGCCGCTGGCTCGATACAGATCGGATCATCCGTCCCAGCCTCGTTCAATCCATTGATCCCGACCTATGTGGGCGGCATCCGAATGATCCGGTCAGCCTGATGCCATCAACCAGCGAAGCGCAAGCTCGCCTCATGCGCGCGGTCGCCAACGGCTGGAAGAAGCCAGGAGGCGGCGGCCCCTCTGTGTCTGTAGCCAAAGAGTTTGTTGCTGCCGATAAGACCCAAGCAGCGCTGCGAACGGCACGCAAATACGCCAATGGTGGCGCTGTCGATACAAACCCCTCCGAGGCACAGAAGGAAGCTGGAAACTATAAGAAAGCCCACATCTCATTCCAGGGACTCCCAATCTCTATTGAGAACCCAAAGGGATCGATGCGCTCTGGTGTCGGGAAGGACGGCAAGGTTTGGTCGGTTAAGATGCCTGACCATTATGGATACATCAAGCGCACTGAAGGCGCAGATGGCGATCATGTCGATGTGTATGTCGGACCTGATGCTAATAGCAATAAAGTATTCATTATCGATCAAGTTCACGATGATTCTAAGGAGTTCGACGAACACAAAGCCATGCTTGGTTACAGAAACCAAGACGATGCCGTAGAGGCTTATCGTAAGGCCTTCTCTGACGGTAAGGGCCACCTGAGAATCGGGGAAGTCACCCCGATGAATATCGATGCGTTTAAGTCATGGCTTAAGGGCGACGGTGGCAAAAAGCCGGTTGGCATGTTTCGTGGTGGCAAGGTCGGCTACGCCGATGGCGGAGACGTTCCAGACGAATGGGAAAGCGTACCTAAGTCCCCCGAAGGCCGTCCACAGATCACTGTGACCAAGCCACCGACTCCCGGCGAGCTTGTCTCGACCTACGCCAGGAAGGCCGCCGATTGGTTCGGTCAGCCGTCTCCAATCAAGCCTGAGACGCCACCACAACAGGAATTCAACGCGAGCCCGGATATTGGCGCTGCTGTTCGCGGCGTCGGATCTGGAATGATCCAGCACTATAAGGACTTGGCTGATCCGTTCACTAAGGACGAGGAAGGCAAGTACCTAGCCGAACAACCTATCCCGGAAACTCCAGGCAAGATTCCTGAAGTCCAGAAGGACCCAATCTCTCGCAGCGCTCCAATCCTTGGAGAGGTCGCGTCCACCTTCGCTGGCTCCCCAGGAACCGGGGTGGGCTGGGGCCTACTGAAGGGTGCTGCTACCGGTATTGCGGGTATGGCGGCTAAGGCCGGGGCTAAGTCCGCTGTGCGCCAAGGCTTTATGGATACCGCTCATTTCAAGTCAGTCGGCCTATCCAAAGGCACAATGCCTGGAGGGTTCAAGGTCGATCCTGCCACAGGTACAGAATGGTATGTGAAGCAGGCCCCCAACCTTGAGCAAGCCAAGAACGAGAAGCTGACTGCCGAGCTATACAAGCTCTTCGGCGTTCCTGTGGCCGATGTTCACCTGACGACCGTTGGCGGTAAGCCCGGCATCGCCAGCAAGAAGATCGAGGGCTCCCAGCTAGGTCACGCCACTTCGGATTATGCCCAGGTCCCGGAGTTACACGAGAACTTCCCGATCCACGCCCTGCTGGCCAACCATGATGCTGTAGGGACAGGACCGGAAAACCCGCTCGGCAACATCATCATCGATAAGACCGGGAAGGCTCACGTCATCGATACCGGCGGCGGTCTTCTATACAAGGGCACCGGCAGCAAGAAGGCCAAGTTCACGCCCGAGGTCGATGAACTCGATACCATGAAGGACCCGGAATACAGCCACCTATCGGCTGAGGTCTTTGGCGGAGTCGATCATCAGGCGGCCATGGTCGGCGCTCAGAAGATCGCCAACGTCAAGGGCGAGGACATTGCCAAACTCATCGAGCTATACGGTCCTCCTGGTAAGATGGAGAAGCTCCAGCTTCTATCCACGCTCCTGAAGCGCAAGCATAACATCGAGACAGAGTTCGGCGTCGTTCCAGGCCAGAGCACGGCATACACCGCGCCCAAGTCGGTAGAACCAGCCCGCCCGGCAATTGACGAATATCAGCAGATCCCATTCACGGAAGACGACTACGCCAAGTGGGAGAAGGAGGCGACACCGCCGCCTATGCCGGATGATGTGGCAGTTCCGCGCCCAGCAAAGGACGCCATTTCCGACAAATGGAAAGACACTCCAGCCGCTCAATGGCTGATGAGCGGAGAGAAGATTGATAAGAGTGCTCTGTCTGCTGTTGCCAAGAATCTGACCAATGGCTCTGCATGGGATACCGCCCATCATCTCTGGGAGATTGCAGACAGTGTGAATCCGCAGACTGCGGAGGCGCTGTTCCGTGCGTTGCCGCCTAAGATTCAAGTCGATGTTGGTCACAGAATCGCAGCGCTGAAAGACTCTCTAGAATACTCGCCATTCAACTCCATCGCCAAGGGCAGCGGAAAGGATGGAAAGTACCCATCCGAGTACGATTTCTACACCACGCAGACCACGAGCTTTAAGCCTCCGGCGTCGGTCCTGAAGGATAAGAAGTTCATCGATGAACTTGATAGCTATGCAGCCAAGATCGAAGGCAAGGAGCCTGAGATTCCTGCTCAGATCGGGGCGAAGGGTTACGAGCCTATCCCGGGCGGATATGCCAGCCAAAGCCTGAACGCCCCGAAAGAAGCCAACAAGTTAATGGAGCACTTCAAGACCGGACCGAACGGAATGGTCGATGACTATGACGTGAAAGGCATCGGCACAGAGATAGCTAAGCTATATCAAGCATACCCTAACTATGCCGATAAGGTTTATTCCAACACACCTTCCCATCTTCATGGAGCGATTGCTTACCATTACGGCGAAGCCAAAAAAGAACTTGAGGCGATTAAGGCCGCCGATGAAGCCAAGAAAGTCGCTACTGGAGATTTTACGTTTCAGCAGGGTCGAAGCGCGGCTAACAACGAAAAGAACAGTCCAATCGGAATTGCCTTTGCCTCCAAGTATCTTGAGCCGATCAAGGATTTCAGGAACTGGACCCCTGGCGGTCAGTGGAATCCGCCAGCGTTTAAGAATGCTTTCCAGAGAAAGCTGGCCGAGTTGAGAGGCTTCAACTCCAACTTCGAAATCTATAAGGGCGGCGACATCTACAATCCGCACCCAGAAGATAAGAGCTATCCAAAGTATATCGACGACCCATCAACCAAGTCCTACGAACCGGGGTGGTTCGCAGCGAAGGAGAAGTGGGCGTCTGATAAGTATGGGCAGGTAGGTGGCTCGTACATCATGAGGGCTGACAAAGCCTCTACAATCGATTTCGCGGATTACGCCGGTCACGCTGACTGGAATCCGACTGCGGTTCATAATGCCATTCTGGCCGCCAAGAAACGTGGCGATCAGTTGCTGATCATCAAGAATATGATGGACCCGACCTCCGGCCTTCACGATCAATACGTGATCCTGAATACGGCGATTCTTCGTGGCCCTAACGCCAAGTTCGCCATCAAGGATCTCCACAAAAGCTGGCCTCTCGCCGGGGTGGCTGGTGGCGGCCTATTCACCTATGGTGCCCAGGAGAAAGACAAGATGAATCGCGGCGGCATTCCCGGCCTCATGCATAGGGTCAAGATGGCTACGGGCGGCTCCATCCACCCCCGCCACCCAGCGGGCATGATCAAGTCCTCAATCCCAGGTAGGACCGATAAGATTCCGATGAGTGTCCCTCCCGGATCATATATTTTACCGGCAGACATTCCATCCGCTCTCGGCCAAGGTAACACCATGGCAGGCGAGAAAATCCTCGGCACGATGTTCAAGTCTGGACCAGCTAGCCCAGGCTCGACCGGCCAATTGTCCGGGGGCAAACTAAAGCCAGCGCGACCACCCCACATGGCTCGTCTTCGGCTTGGAAAATTTGCCGATGGCGGCGCAACCGAAGATATCCCGATCATTGCAGCGGGTGGCGAGGTCGTTCTTCACCCTGATCAAGTCCGCGAAATAGGGCACGGCGACCTAGAAGCTGGTCACAGGGTCCTGGACAAGTTCGTGGTTGGGGTCCGCAAGCAAAATATCGAGACCCTGAAGAAGCTAAAACCACCGAAGGTTTGATATGGAATCTATTGTACGCGCCGCCACGATGAGGGATTACCAGGAGTGTCTTCGGATGTTCCTGCAATCCCACCAGGAGAACGGGCTGTTCACCATGGCTCCGGACAAGATCCATTGGATGCTGTCCAGATTCCTGATGCCTGAAGCCATTCCAGAGGATGATCCTGGCCTTCGGGGTATTATCGGGGTCATCGGCAAGGAAGGCGCAATCGAGGGCCTCTGCGGTCTATGTATCTCGGATTTATGGTATACTCACGAAAAGCACTTGGCAGACTTCCTGGTGTTTGTGGACCATGAGTACCGGACCACGGACCACGCCAAGACGCTGATCAAATGGATGAAGGCCCAGTCTGATATTATTGGCCTGCCCCTAATGTCCGGGGTGGTGGCCAATCATAGAACTGAAGCCAAGTGCAGATTGTTCCGCCGTATGTCACCGAAGGTGGGCGAATTGTTTCTCTATCAACCGCTGACTATGGGTTCCAGCCTGTCACAGACGGCTCATTAGGGGTAGGAAATGGGTTCGTTTTGCGCTGCTGGCAAGCAAACAACTAACACCAGTCAGACTCAGACCTATTCGGCCAACCCGGTCATCGCTGGGGCTGGTACGCAGGCCATTGGGATGGCCGAGGGCGCAGCCTCACAGCCATTCCAGACCCCGGCAGCCCCTGTCGCTCCATTTAATCCTTTCCAGCAGCAGTCCTTTAGCCAAATCCAGGGCCTTCAAGGCGGTCTGAATCCATTCGTAAATAATGCGAGCGCCTCTGAGGCGACCGCTGCCGCGCCTATTACCCAGGCCGATATCAACCAGAATATGAATCCGTATGCCAGCCAAACGCTGGATGACCTCAAGAAATACGTCTTCGATCCACAGCGCGTTCAAACTATGGGTAGCGCTACCCAGGCAGCCGGTGGTGTCGGCGCGGACAGGCTCGCCCTGACCAGCCAGAACTTGGACAAGACCCAGGCCGATTCCTTGGGGCAAGCCCAGGCAGGATTCTATGGGCAGGCCCTCAATGCAGCCCAACAGTCCAAGGTGCAGGCTCAGAACTCAGCCCAGGGCTGGCTGAATCTCGGTCTCGGAAACCAGACCGGTCAACTCCAGGCCACAGGTGCTTTGGCTGGAGCAGGCAATCAGCAGCAAGCCCAAACTCAGGCTCAACTGATGAGCCCCTATGAGCAGACACTTGCCCAGATCGCCTATCCCTATCAACAGGCTCAGTTCCTTGCGGGTATTACCGGTGGGCTTTCCGGGGCTTTCGGCGGCACTACTTCAGGCCAAGGTACGCAGACCACGCAGCAGGCCCAGCCAAGCTGGTTCAACCAGATCGCTGGGCTCGGTATGGCTGGGCTTGGGGCCTACGGAGCATCCGGAGGGTTTGGTGCCCCAACTGGTGCAGGAGCATCCTCCGGCAATCCTTTTAGCTCCTACAACGTCAACAACGGATACGTCCCAAGCATCAATGGCGGCGGCGTAATGCCGGGCTATGCCGAGGGCGGCGAAGTCAACGAGGATATGGGGGTCATTCCTCATATGGACCTCCCAAATACCTCAGGCCAAGGACAGGCCCACAACAACCTCAATCTAGCCCCAGCCAAGACTGATAGCGGAAGCGGCAGTTCCGGCGGCCTAGGCGATGTTGCGAAGATGGCAGCGCAGATCGTGCCCATGTTCCTAGCCCGTGGCGGCCCTATCAATCCGTGGGACTCGGCCAAGCGCTACGCCCAATTCAAGAAGATTTACAAGGCTGGGGGTGGCGAGGTCGAGGAAGTCTCCCCCGAAGACTACAACTTCATCGATGACAAGATGAATCGTCCTATCGAGGGCACTCCACCAAACCTTGGTATGTATCCATTCAATCGCGGCATGGCCGACGCCCAGGGCAATGTCTCCATGTATCCAGATAGCCCTCCTGAGGCCCCGAGGTCTGATCCCGCTGGCCGTGTTGGCAAGTGGCTAGGGCTTCCGAACCTGGGCCAATCCGAAGGTGCTGCTCCCAGCATGGCAACGCCAGCCGCCGCCGCTGATATGCCGCCTCAGGCACCGAAGCCTAATCCATGGGAAGTCCCAGCCAACGCCGGGAGACTACCGGCCCCTGGAGCTTACGCACGTCCTCTACCGGACGCCGCAGCGCCACCCGCTCCAGCGCCTGTTGCGCCAAAAGCGCCAACTGAACGTATCGCTGGATACGGGCCGCGCCACAGCGGCATCAATTCCGATATGAAGATCAGCGATTTCGAGATGCCGAAGAGCCAGCAGCCCTATCCGGACTCACTGGATCGTGACTGGGGACAGACGGCTACCCGGTCCCCTTGGATGGCTTTAGTTCAGGCTGGGGCCAAGATGGCACAGAGCACCAAGAGCGGCGCGGCTGGGCTAGCTGAAGGCGTTGAGGCAGGCGCTACCCACCTGGATAAGCAGCGCTCCGAACTCCGCACCGAACAGCAGATCAACCAGAAGGCGCAGGAGCTTTACCGCCACGCCAAGTCTGAACTGCTCAAGTACACCCGCAAGACCCCACACGAACTGGCCATTGAAGGCCACCAAGCGGCGGCTTTGGCCCAAGGGCGTTTCCAGCCAATCAACTATACCGACCCAGCAACGGGCAATATCAAGGTCGGAAACTATGACGCTAAGCGTGGGGTCCTAATCGATTCTACGACCCGTCAGCCGGTCGATGGTGGGGTAAGGCTCCTGCCTCGTGGAGCAGGTGTCCCTATGACCGAAGCTCAGATTGAAGCGGCGGCCAAGAACCGGTTCGTCAATGAGCCTGGAAAGTACCAGAGCATTGATGAGGCTCGTGAAGCCGTTAAGAAGCAAATCCAGACCACGACCGGAGCACAACCTGGGGCCACCGCAGATTCAGCCATCCCAGACCCAGGCGACGGTAACAGGGTAAGCGGAACGTGGTATATCAATCCCGCGACAGGCAAGCCTGATCGCTGGAGATAGTGAATGGCCTGGGAGTCTCAGGAAGCGATGGCCCAAGCGCCCGCTACAGGCGGCTGGGAATCTGCTGCGCCTGAGGCCCCTAAAGCCCCTGCAAAGGGCTGGGAGTCCGAGGCTTCTCCTACCCTCCCCATGCCAGGGATTATGGAAGCCACAAGCCAGGGTGTTAAATCGGCCATAGCTGGCCTTGGGCAGACTGTAACAGCCTTTAGCTCTGTAGCCCCCGAACCCATCAAAGAAACGAGCCCAGCAGCGGCTCCCTTCGAATGGAAGGACTTGGCTGAGCCTATCAATAGGGGTCTCCCAAAGGTCGGCTATCGGATGGGCGCGGCATCCCCTACCCTGGCAGCCGGTGTCCTCGGTGGTATGGGCGGCAGCGCTGCGGGTACCCTAGCCGCTGGACCCGCTGGAACCGTGGCAGGGGGTATCGGCGGCGGTGTTATTGGCTCTGCGGCAGGAGCGGCTGTCCAAACCATAGGCCCGGTCTTTGCCGAGGAACTGAAGAAGAATCCCAACGATCCTCAAAAGGCATGGGATAGTGCCCTCCACCAAGCCGAAATCTCCGGTGCCTTTGCTGGTGCGTCCTGGGCGGCCTTTCCTATCCGATTCTTCCAAGGCCCGGTCAAGCAACTGGCCTTCCAAGCTTTAGGTGTCCAGCCCGGCCTAGCCGTAGGCGAACAAGCCACCAAGAACGTAGTCGCGGGCAAGCCTGTCACAGACGACCTCGGTCATGCCTACGTCGAGGGTGCGGTAGGTACTACCGTCCCGGCGGTCGGCCATGCCCTGGTATCCGGGGGACTGAGGGGAAAACCTCCCGTCCCAGAACCACCTCCTACGCCAGCCCAAGTCCAGCTTAAGCAGATGTCCGATCAGAAGCGGACGCAGGCTGACGCTCTGGACCAGATGGCAACTCTTCCTGGCACTACACCTCAGGACAAGTGGGCCTTCAACAAACAGGCTGATCAAGTTCGTCAGCAGGCCAACCACGATGATTTCCAGGCAAGCCTTCCTCAGGACCCGATCAAGGATCGCAAAGGTCTAAGCAAGACCTGGGTGGAGAACTTCCAGCCTGAACTGGTGAGCGACAAAGCTCTCAAGACCGAACCTCTGTTCTCCAAGTTCAAGTCCGGCGTGGCGCAGATGAAAGACGCTGTGATCGCCAGGGCCGAAGAGAATTACTACAAGTGGAACAAGGTGCCGTTCGATGAAACTCGGCGCTTCCTGGAAGCCTATGAGTTGGGTCAGGCTCTCCCACCAGATTTAGTTGCTCGTTACCCGTGGATGAACGAGAGAGCTACGAAGTACCGCGAGTGGCTGAAGCAGGCTTACCAGGATGAGAACCGGTCAGGCTCCAAGGCTGCGTTCTTCGACGATTACTTCCCGCACATCTGGAAGGACCCTGCGGCGGCTCGGAAGGTATTCCAGAACGCGAACTTGCCTCAAGCTCTAGGTCCGAAGTGGTTCCAGAAAGCCAGATACTATGACCTAATCGAGCACGGAATCCAGAACGGCCTAGAGCTTAAGTCACACAACCCAGAAGACCTCGTAGCGATGCGTCTCGTGTCAGGCGCTGACATGCGGGCCAAGATGGATCTTCTCGGTGAACTCCATGCCAATGGCGTTGCCGTGCCAACCGAGATGGCCCCACACAACATCCTCAATCCTGGACGAGGTGATCCTCATCCCTGGAAAGAGGTTATCGCCCCGAATAGTTCGAAGTGGATGATCGCGCCTGACGTTCAGCCGTTGTGGGAGAACGCCGTTGTCGCCAAGGGTCTGTGGGCGAACGAGGCTCTACCAGGGACGCTCTTCAACAAGTGGATGACCCTGAAGAATGCCTGGGTTCCTATTAAGCTAGGCCTGAGCCTCTTCCACCCGATCCACGTCGCGCACATCAGCATCAGCAACAACGTGTCCCGCGCCCTTGGTGAAACCTTCGGCAAAGGGCAACAAAGCCTTGGCCGGAGAGCCGTAGCAATTCCAGAAGCCGTAGCTCAGTCGGTCATGGACACTGCTTTGGCGCTGCCGATTGGCACTCCCTACAAGGGCAAGCAGATGCGTCAGGCGTGGATGACCACCCCTGATAAACAGACGCCGCAGCAAAAGGCTGACGTTAAACTAATGAATGAGGCGGGCATCAGCGCCCAGCTTCCAGAGCAGATGCGGATCGCAGCCAAGCGAGATTTCCACAATGCTTTGAAGGATGGAAAGTATCTCAGCGCGATCTATCCTGGCGTTCGTAGAACCATGGAGAAGGCTACCGGCTGGATCTTCGAGCAATGGATTCCGAATCTGAAGGTCGCTGCGGTCAAGCGTGAGGCAGAGACCCTATTCAGACGCGACCCGTCCCTATTGAATGATCCTCAACGCCGTATGATTGCAATGCGAGCTATCGGCAAACAGGTCGATAACCGCTTCGGTGAGATGTTCTACGGAAGCCTGTTCTGGAACCGAACCGTCAAGGACGCATCCATTGGATCGTTCCTGTCTCTCGGCTGGAATCTAGGCTTTTCCAGGGAGTTTATCGGCGGGGCACTGGAGCCAGCGGCTCGCCGCATGATCGATGCCCCGACGCCAACGAGGGCTTTGATCCGCAGCACCACCAACAAAGCCACGAACGCGCTGGTCTATACCTTCACGGCGATGACCATCAACGCCTTGATCAACAAGAGCATGACCGGTGAGAACCCCGAGGGAATGGACTATATCTTCCCGCGTATTGGGGGCCTTAATCCTGATGGCTCTCCGCGTCGGATTTCGAATCCATTTTATACGCGCGAAGTACCGATGGCTGAGAAGAACATCGAAGAGCGGCAGTCCACGATAGGTGGGCTTAGCCAGATGCTTTACCATAAGTTGATGTTTGCTCCTTTTGTTGAGATGGGGACGAACCGGGACTACTTCGGTCGGAATATCTATGATGAGAATGCTCCGGGGTTCAAACAGGTCTACCAGTTCGGCAAGCACCTTTTGACCGAACAACTGAACCCCATGTCTATATCGGGCGCGAAGAAGGCTTTGGAGCTTTCGGGAAAGCCTCACACCACAGCGGATGTGTTTAAGCAGATCACGGATTCCGATGTGATCATGCCGATCATGGGCTTTGGTCCCGCCCCGGCTTATGCTTCGAAGTCCGCAACACAGAACCGTATCTCGTATCTGTATAACAAATACGTGGCTCCAAGCTCGAAGCCATACACCGAGTCCGAGAACTCAAAGGAACGGGCCGACGCCCGTAACGCCTACCTGATGGCCCAGCAGAAGGGCGACAGGACGAAGATGCTTGAGTCCGCCCAGACCATGGCCAAGCTCGGCGTCAAGGGCCAGAACATCGTCAAGATGAGACCCGGAGGGAACATCGAGTATATGTTCCAGAGACTGCCTGAGTCTCAACAGATCGACCTGATGAAGCAGATGGACCCCAAAGAATTCAAGGAGTTCTATCCAAAGGCCAGCCGCAAATCTCGGGCCGACGCCGAGATCAAACTTCTATCCCAATTCTACTATAGGTGATCGATGATCAGTAATTTTCCAGCAGCACTGAAGCTTGTCCTCCAGGACGAGGGGGGAAACGACGATGATCCAGCGGATCACGGAGGCCGGACTTCCAGAGGCATTACCCAACGCGAGTATGATGCTTGGAGACAACTCCACGGCCATGGGGGAGAGCCCGCAGCGGACGTATGGGCCGCCTCCCAGGACGAGATTACCGCGATCTATCACGACGAATACTGGGAACCATACTGCGACAGCTTCCCGGTCGGGGTCGATTATCTTTACTTTGATATGGCAGTAAATGCTGGTCCGCACCGGGCGGCTGTATTGTTACAGCGGGCCTTGGGCGTAGCAGACGACGGTAGAATCGGACCTATTACTAAGCTCTCGGCAAGCAAAGCCGACCCGAAGCAGTTGATTACTAATTACACTAACTCCAAAAGAGCTTTCTATATCTCGCTACATCAGCCGAAATTCTCAAAAGGCTGGCTAAATCGCTGTGATCACGTCCAGAAATCTGCTATGGCTATGTTGCCTCAGGAGGCCGCATGACACAGGTACAGAAAATATCCCTTTCGATTGCAATGCTTGGATTCCTGGCGGGGGCCGGGACCCAGTTGACTGATATCTTTGCCCCATTCGGATCGATGGCCCCACTCATCGTCAAGGAAATCGTAACCGTTTCCGGCTTTGTAAGCGGTGGCCTTGGTATCTTCCTGTCCTTCATCTCCGGACAAGGCAGCCAAGTCCAGGCTGTCCAGGCCATGCCTGGAGTTGCCTCGATTACCATCAACAAGAACGCCACCCCTGAACTAGCAGCGCTTGCTGTAGATTCCACCAACGCCAAGATTCAACCACTTCCACAAGACAAGCGTGCCGTACAAGAGATCGCTGCGGCTGCCCTATAGGAGATACAATGAAGAAGATCCTGCCCATTATCGCTCTGGCCTTCGTCCTTTCGGGCTGCGCTGGGACAAAGCTCGGAGACCTGATTTCGACCGCCACCACGACCATTACGAATCCGGTCAACGCGGTTGATATCTACCGAGTCAAGAACGTCTATGCGGCAAGCCTCCAGGCTGCCGAAGACTGGCGCGTGTTCTGCTGGAGCAAGCCATACGCAGCTATCCTTGCAGACCCTGTAGCCAAGCCAATCTGCCAGAATCGCCGTTCATGGCTCCGCGCGATCCAAGTAGCTCAGGTTAAAGCCCGCTCGACCATCGATAGCGCGACGGCCTTCGTCCAGAACTATCCGACCCTGGATGCCTCTACGGCTATTGCAGCCGCCTGGGCCGCAGTCACCAACTTCAAGAACGCCATTCCGGCAAAGAGCTAAGGAGCTACCATGGCCACCATTACAGAGATTCTCGACGCCATCGACACCGCCATGGGCGTGGTGAAGTCCATTGCGGATACCCCTGGGGTCAACTTGGTGCCGTATGTCAGCACCCTCTCAGGCGTGATTGGAACGGTCCACGCCGCTTATACAGCGGGTAAAAACATCGAGCCCTATATCCAGGCCATCAGCGACACGTTTACGAAGCCTGGGGTGCCCTCCGAGGCTGATATGGCCGCTCTGGATGCGAAGATCGCCGCCCTGGAAGCCCAGATTCAGGCCCCGCTTCCGCCCAAGGAAGACGGCGAGCCCGACTAGAGCCCATGATCCACGGTAACGCAAGATATGGAAAAACCAGAGGGTAAGGGGGACGCAGACCCATGGAGCCAGCGAGAATTGACCATCCTGCACGAAATGGTGCGGTCCTACGACAGATCCCAATGGCTCAAGAACCAAGTTGTATGGTGGGTCGGGTGGCTAATCGGCCTTCCAGCACTTGCCCTTACAACCTGGGAGCCTCTTGCCCGATTGTTGAAATTGTTTCGTGGCGGGCAGGGATGAAAGGCACAGTAGAGAAATGGTCACGGATGGCGGCACCATTTTTAGGGATTGCCGTATCCGCGACCACGGTACTCTACGTCTACTATTAGGGCACGGCTGCCTTGGCCTTATCGACCTCAGCCTTATTGTCCGTAATCAAGCTACGAATCTGAGCCACAGCCGCTTCCACATCCGCGTCAGAAGACGACGGCGCGGTTATCTTGGTCAGTAAGGTCTCAATCTCAGCGTTGTTGTCAGCCATTTGGGTCGCAAGATCGGCAATAGCCGCTTTTAGATCGTCAGTTGCGGACACGAGAATCTCCAGTTGTTCGAGGGCGAAATCCAGCTTTACACCAAACTCAACGACCCACGCTGGATCTATTGGGTCATCGCAATGACAGAGTATTTCTAGAAGACGTTTCATCCGAAAAATGGGAGACCATCTTGATTCTCTCCCCTTCTTTTGGCGTATAACTCTAGCTTAGCCGAACTCATTCTGGCTCTAGTTTCGTCGGGGATTTTCCGACCCTTTCTGGCTCGACTCATTTTGGCCAACGATTCCTCAGAGAACTTCCTGCCTTTGTGAGCAGCGCCTATCTTAGCGCGGTGTTCTTCTGAGAATTTCCTTCCTTTACCGGCAGCGCTCATCTTGGCTCTGGCCTCCGCTGCCATCTTGGTGCCGCGCCTAAGAAGACTCATTATTTCTCGCTGTTCCTTAGTGCGTTTTAAGCCTTTGTTTCTTGCGCTTATCTTAGCTTTAGTCTCAGCGGAATGAATATGGCCACTCGGCCCTGTTCCACCTTCAGAATAGTTGCACAGCCTATCTCGTCCAAAGTAGGCGATCAGAGCGATCTCAGTTTCAAACGCCTCTTGTTCACTTAGGTTCTCACGAACCTTACTCCAAGGGAGTGGGCCGAACTCGTCATAGATTTTCTGTAGACGCTTGTTTCGGTGCTTTCTCCTGGAAAGGTCGTAATTATGGACAAGAACACGCCTATTCGATCCCTTACCAACATATACTGTTTGCCCAGAAACTGGGTGCTCACCAACATAGACGTAAAATCTGCGGTCGCACTTCATTCCGAAGCCATTATCTCAGATGCAACGAGAACCCACCAAGGCACTGTATCAGAGAAAAACAGACCATTATGACGAAGATACAAATGACGGCCCACATTACGATGTTGATGGCTGCCATGATGATAGAGCCGCCAGCACCAAGCTGAGCAAGGATGAACGGGACAAGCAGGCGGAGAATCCCGACTACGGCACAGACGATGACGAGCCAGATTAGAAGCTGCTCAAGCCATTGCAACGAAAAGCAAGCCATTTTGGCTCCTGGCGATATGAGGGAATTGAACTAAACGCCCCGCCAGGACAAAGGTTCCGTTGCACTAACGCCAAGTCATCGCACTCGCCCAAACTGGTCTGTATTGGTCCAGTAATAGACGCCATCGACATTGGTGAATCCAACCGCTCCATCCGGGGCCGGAAATTCGCTTTGGCGAACTCGGAAGCCCGCCTTGTTTGGCTTGATGGCCGGGTCCAATTCCATCGGTCCTAGATTGCCCCATTCTTCACAATGAAGCCGTCTTGGCGAACGCTTCTCGACTGGCATCCAGCTTTCATCGCCGAGCATGTATTTGATGCCCGGCGGCGGCTGGGGCTCGATCTTTCCAAGAATGTTCATTTGCGCTGCCTCGCCATCAGTGAGACTCGCGCAAAACGCCCGCCGCGTGGCGAACATCTTTCATCGTGATGTGTCCGCAGAAGATGTAAGACGCAAGCGCGCTCTGATGGACGCCGATGATCTCGAAGTCATCGTGTAGTTTTCCGCCTTCGTTTTTGTCGAAGGAAAGGCCGTCCTGTGTGTAGTATTCGACCTCGTGCAACCGTTCGGGCTTAGGGGGCTCAATGGGGTCGCTTTTGCTGGTTTCCTTGTTGAACACCAGCCACGATTTCCCATCCTCGTCGGTCATAGGCCATAGTTTCGAACTGACACTCATGCTCGCTCTGGGCCAGTCGAGCTTGTCGTCTAGCGAACCCAGCGTTGTCACGAGCGGATCAAGCGCGACTTCAAGGTCGATGATCCGGGCGATCAGTTTTTCACGTGGCCAGTCCGCGAGCCGGGTAGCGTCTTTGGCCTTATGCTCGCGGATCGCTTCGTAGTTCCAGCCCATGCGATTTCCTCAATTCCGTTCAGTTGCAGTGACTTGCGATCAGCGTTAGTCAGGGCTCATCAGCCTCAGAATGCCGCCCTTGGTCACGATCTTCTTGGGCTTAATTACAGCGTTAACATAGTGAACAGTTGTCCTAAGGATCGTCTCTGACTTGCAGGCCGAGAAGAACTTGTCGATCACGTCCTCTTTCCTGACGCCCTTAGGGCCAGCCTTTACGAGATAATCGTAGAAGGCTCGGCGTTTGAATGACATGGGAAGGTCTTCGGGTTCGGGATGGTCTACCTGATTCCCGCAGTACGGACACCTAAACAAGTTTCATCTCCGCTCTGGCGTTGGCAGACTGGGATTGATGCTCCATGAAACGGAGCTTCTCGTATTCCATCTTGACCTTGGCGAGGTTTGCTTTGGTCCTGGCCTCAACAATGGATTCCACGTACTGCGCCCAGGAAGGCGAAGCTTTGATCGTCTGCTCGGCTCTGTTCACAGGCATATCACCCAGCGCTGTTTGACGCTGGGCCATGGCGATGGATTTTGTGTCCTCAAGGAGTTGGGCGGCGTTCTCAGCGTCCACCCATTCCTCGGCAGCTATCCGGAATCGTTCGCTAAAGGGGAATTGCTCGTTCATCGGAAGTCCGGAATCTGGTCGTTCATGTCATCAGCCTTCTGAGACTTGCCCAGTGTATTCCTCCATGCCGAGCGCGCCTTATCAACCATGGCGATTAGCTCTGTGAGCGTAATCTCGAATGGATTGATATTGGTGTTGGACATTGCGTTGTTGACGACGCCACAGACGAAGATCATTTCGTCCTTAGGATTGGCTGCCAATGTAGATTGCGGTCCAGGCCATCCATCGTTTCTTGGTATGACTTGGCGGGGGTCGGCTACAGGCGTTACGCTTCCTGGTGGCTTTGCCTGAGCGGGATTCGCGGTTTTGATGAGATTAAATGTGTGACCATTGAACTCCGATTCCTCGTAAACAATGTCATAAGTCACACCTTCTCGGTAGTTCTGGAGCTTATCGCCCCAGACATTCCAGAGGTTGCCAGCCGTATCCTGTATTTTGCCTTGCTTCTTACCAATGGCTGGTGATTGCTTGGCCTGAACCGTGATCATAGTTGATGGCATCAGTCTTTCCTTGGATCGATGATTGGTGGGATTTGCTTATTCAATTCGAAATATTTACACGATGGAGTCTCGTATGGAATCTTACTCCCCGTAGCTCGCATCATCGATAGATATTTGTTACAAATCCCCAGTTTCAAGGTGCCACCAGTGATCCCACCCTTCTTTGATTTATAGCCCTCGAACTTATAGAAATGACATTCGCGGCATGTCCGATTCTTTGGACCCGTCCCAGCCCAATGGGCCATCCCAGGTGGTGTTTGGCTTTGAAGCTTATCAAGCTCCACATCAACGATTGTAAGGTGCGGTCTGAGATGATCCGGTGTTTTCATATCTCTTCCGTGAATGTAGCCTCGACACCTTCGGGTAAGTCGCCAGTGGCTTTGCGGAAAGCGCGGGCAGATTTTATGATCGCTTCCTTGATATCCTCGGTGAGGCCGATTTGGCCGATGGCCACAACAGCGTCCCGAACGATGATCGTCTCCTTTTGACGGAGGCTGATCGCCCTTGTAAATCCTCCGCCGACTTTGACTTTGGTCTCTTTGAGCGCGATGGCGAGCGCCCTGTCGGCTTTTTCAAAGTCTCTGAAGGCGTTGTCCGCTTCCACAACATGAGACGCGATATCAACTCCAAGCTCTCCAGCGTTAGCTGACTCAATAGCTTCTCGTTCAATCCGCTCGGCATCTCTAGCCCGCTGTTCTGCTTCTTCAGCAATTCGAGCAGCTTCTCTAGCTGCATTCTCCCTCTTGTCTCTTTCCTCTTTAAGAAACGCTCCGAGTCGATCTGATAGCCCAGAGAGTACGGTTTCCAGTTGTATTCTGGGTGCTTTATAGAGGCCATTAACTTCCTTAACTTTCTCGTTGAGAGGGCGTACTTTCCCATCGCGTTCATCGTCCAAGTCCTTCAGCGCCAGTTTTCCCCGGTCCAGGAAGACCTTGGCATCCTTAGCACTGTCTTCGGTGATTGCTGGATGCTCTGCCATCCAGCCTGAGATATCCTGCATCGTTGTTGATGCGGTCTCAATCATCCCCGGAGGGTTATTGTGTCCGATAGCCATTACTTCTTGGTCCCGACGCGGAGCTTGTTCTTGTCTCCACGAACCGTAGAGTTGTAGCGGGCCACCAGGATATCGCGGACAATCGCAGGGCCTACGCCACCAGCCATTTCCTTGGCGGTCTTTGCGGCACCCAGCAACCGCGCCGGGGTGTACTTGCTGGAGATAGATTGAGCGAACTTCTCAAAGTCGATGTGGCGGAACTCGGAGAGGAACATACCAATACCACGAATGATCAGGGCTCCGGTCGCAGTATTCTCTTCGCCCCACATCTTGCGGATCATGCGGAGTGTTCCCTCAAGCACCAACGGTCCATAGCTCTGGTAAACCGTTTCCAGAGCCGTGACGCACTGGATGGAGTTTGCATTCCGATGCCCAACGAAGTATCCGCACTTGACGACGATCTTATTAACCTCGACCTGGAGATCATTTCCTGCCGTCACGCGAACCTTGAACAGTTCGATGGGTTGCAGGGCTCGGCGTCCGGAGTTGATATGATCGAAGATTTGAGCCGCACGAGCAGGATCAACCGCATCAAACACCTGACACGGCACCTTCTCTTCCAGGCCCCACTTCTTCTGAACAGCCACTAACCGGTGCTGGCCGTCGATGACGTGATAGATACCCTTGCCATTCGGCTTGGTAACAGAAATCGTCCCAAACATATCAGGGTCGAGATTGTCAGCGATGCGCTGAGCGTGGGTCTCATTCAGCGGGCGCTGAGCCTCAGCCCAGACGATGGATAGGTTCTTCACAGGAATCCACGCAACATCATGGAATCCACGGTCTTGATTAAGCTTAGTCATTCTTAGATCTCCTAAGGGTTTCTGCCAGTTTACGAATTACAGTTCCAGCATCGCTGAGTTCTCCGATGACTTTATCGGTATCCTCAATCGACATATACGGCCTCTCCATATCGGCTAGCCGTTGAGCGCTTATCCCAACAAGAAATACTGCGTTGAGATAAGCCTCCACTCTCTTGGTTGAGAGTTTGTTTGTGAGCTTTTGTCCACTTATCCTGCCCCAAACCTTATCGATCAGTGGTTTTGCTTTGAGGTGATATTCTCTGACATTCCTGGTTTTATTGATCTTCTCGATGAGACTTTGAACCATCTCGTGGTCTGCCTCGGTTAAATCAGGATGCCTGGAGAGTAGGATGATTTGCCGGACGGCTCTGTAAGTTTTAAGACCTAAACCAAGTGCTTTCGCCGTCTCGATAATGTCATCGTTGAAATCATGCTCTCGCTGCATTCCAGCACTGACATAAGCGCACAGAGATACATTATCAGGAACCTTAACGCGGCGGCTGTCATTCCCCTCATCGTCTGGTCTTTTGGCCTTTACCCCCCGCCATTCCCAGATGTCGTATTTGGTAGCGCCCTTGAAGCCGCCGTTGGCGAGCTTCTCTAGAAGCAATTTATCCGGAAGGAATTTCATCTCATAGAGAAGAGCCCAGGAGGAAGGAAGCTTCTCTGCATTTTCCTGGTTAGATAGGATCGGATGCCGAGCCACCTGGATGAGTTTATCGATGGAACTCTCCTTAATCCCGTAATCTGCAAAGACCTTTCTGCCAAGCTCCTGTCGGCTCATTGTTGGTCTTAATTCATCAAGCTTCTTCCCCATCGCAATGATGGATGCGGCGCTCTCATTCCAATCATTCAAGAGACCTTCTCCTTTTTATTGTAATCCTCCAGCGCCATTGAGACCGCGCCGTGGGCTAGAGACAAAGCTATCTTGGCTTCTTCGAGCTTAGCGATGGCCTCAGTCTCAAAGTCAGGGGCTGCTGGCAACAGCTTCACCCAGTCTATGATCTGATGGGCATCGGTTACGATGTGTCTCGCCCGTATTCCTATCGTAGCCAGGAACGGCGCTACACGGCGGTCCCATTCCTCAAGTGTCATGTGTTTCACCATGGCTTTATCAAAAGCCCTTTCACTGGTTTCCAGTTCTGGTTTCTTCGGTCCTGGATGAGTGCATTGTATATTTCCAACAACCTCTTCCCCATATTGAGAGAAGCTTGCTCCATCTCTGGGGGCTTCATTCCCCATTGAATGTACGTCTGGGCAACCGTTATCAGGAGGCATTCAATGATCTGGGGGGCGGATTTCTCCGAGACCCCGCCACCGGCTTTGTCGATTGCATCTGCTAACGAGATTATGAGCCGTTCACTCATGGCTACATCTCTCTCGACGTTCACGGTATTTGCCACGAGATACTCCGTTGGTTGATTGTTCATATAGCCCAATGTGGGCTTGCGTCAATAGTCTATTTTGGGCTACCTACAGGTCATGACACTGGAACGCTTTCTATTGAAAAACAAAGTCAGCACAGCCAAGTTCGCCAAGCTGGGCGGGTTCTCTGTTCACACTTGTCGGAAGTGGCGTCAACGAATCCGGATTCCACGTCCAGAATCCCTTCTCAAGATCGAGAAATTAACCAAAGGTGAGGTCAATGCTAGAAGTTGGTATGGCGTTAAAGACCGATAAGGTTTGGACTCCAGCTACCGTCGAACTGCTCAAGAGGCTTTGGGAAGAGGGGCTGTCAGCAGCACAGATTTCTAGTCAGATTCCAGGCTCCACGAGGAACTCAATTATCGGCAAACGCCACCGATTGGGGCTACCCACCCATAAGCAGGCCCCATCTCAGAACCCACTCCGCATCCGAGCCAAGAGGGAGAGAGTGATGCCGGAATTCAAGCCACAGATTGTTCTATCTCCACCGGAAGCTCCCCAGGGGGAAGGAATCCCATTCATGAAGGCCAATTCCTCGACCTGCCGATCCGTAGAGGGATATGAGGTCAACTCAAAGGGACACACTTTGGCCTTATTCTGCTCGAATCCGAAGTCTCTAGAGGCTTCCTTCTGTGCATTCCATCAGAACATCTATTACCGGAAGGATGGACGATGATTCAGCCAAGATGGCTTGCCAGATTTATGGCGTGGTTCGGTGGCTATTTTTGGATGCCGTGCCCTATATGCCATGAACCATTCGCGGGATTTGAGTGGGGACCTCAATCTCTTATGAAAGACTCATCCTCAGGAACGGGGGTTTGCAGTAAGCCCTCCTGCATCACCGAGGCCGCGCTGCGGAATAAGGCTCTTTATCAAGGCCAAGCAAAATGAGCGCCCAGGACATCATCGAACAAGCCAAACTGATCCGCCAAAGGCTCAGGAACCCCCCAAACGCGGTCCATGACCCTGGAATCGACCTGACCCGCAAAAGCACAGCCCATAAGGGCAATGAGCCGAACCCTGATCCAGCCCCAAAGAAGGCTCTGGTAGAGCCAATCATCGTAGAGCCGAGTTATCCACCGATGGATATCCGGTTTCCCATCACCTTTGACGATATCGTGGAAGCCGTGTCCATCCACTATGGAGTCACTACAGAGGCCATTAAAGGCCCATGCAGGCGGTCCCACATTTGCTTTGCTCGCTTTGTGGTCGTCTATCTCTCCCTGAGGATTTTGAAGCGCTCCCTGAAGTCTATGGGAAGAGAGTTGAACCGAGACCACACGACTATCCTGAATTGCAGGAAACGCATCAACGAAATCCTTGCTGGCAATTCCCAGGTCGCAGCAGAAGTCCAAATGATCGAGAACTACATTGAAACCCAGCATAACCTTAAGCCTCCCGTACCCGCCTTCCGTGAACCAAGTCTGGAGATCGGGGAGGGGGCGAGTCTACAAGAGCGAGAAGTATGTGGCTTGGATCGTCTTGGCGGGTCAGCATTGGATGGTACAGAGGCCCGCCAGCAAGGTTAAATCGATCAAAGGCCCATACACCCTCAGAATCATCCTGAATCCCCCTGATAAGCGCCTGAGGGATCTTGGGAACGCTGAAAAAGCGGCTTCTGATTTTCTCCAATCAGCAGGGATCATTGAGAATGATCATTTGTGCCAAGAACTATCCATAGCGTGGAGCACGGATGAAGGTACTCCTAATGGTATGGCTAGACTTATCGTAACTGCTTGTTGACGAAAGCATAAATCGGAACTACAAAAGAAAACCCCCGCGAGGCGGAAACCTCCGGGGGCGTGATCGGTGGATTGGATAAGGCAGGGCTACCGATGGGTCTTAAATACCCATTTATTTATCCCAGCACAACCCCCTTCATCGCTCGCTCCACAGAGCATCACCTTCACAAGGGGTGCCTGCCATGGGCTCATGCGTGGCAGGGAAACGGGATAAGGTAGGCAGACAGCCACAGGACCGCGCATCATCCCACCGGAATACAACGGGATTCCCGATAGTTTTGCTCAAGTCTAAACGTGGGTAGGAAGCAAGAAGCCTCCAGGAACTACCTGGACAGCCCCTTCCTGATCTGTGGCGACGTGGGAACACGTCCCGCTTGTGGAAGTATGTCTAAAATCTAAGTTCTCTTACTGAGAATCAGGAAAGAGCTATGGAAAAAGATGACTTTGATCGCTTCTGGGAAGCCTACCCTCCACGCAAGGGAGACAGAGGTAAAACCCCTGCAAGGGCTCTATTCGAGAAGGCTGTGAAGGCTGGAATCCACCCCGAGGATATCATCCGTGCTGCGGCGCAATACGCCAAGGCAGAGAAGGAGAACCTCAACACCCCCTTCATCATGCAGGCCCAGCGGTGGCTCAGAAACAAGCGCTGGAGCGATTACGAGTTCAAGCCCTCAAAGACCATGCCAAGCCCATCTCAAGTCTTTGTACGCGAGGATACGCCCCAATGGAAGGCATGGCAGAAGGTCAAGAAGACCCCCTGCGTGAACTTTGGCTGGTATTTCCCCTCGGAGTGGCCATCAGAATGAGCAAAGAACCAGACATTACGATCAACGGCATCCGCCTGACCGAGGCTCAGGCCATGCTTGTCCGCGTAGCTGTCTCATCATTTGACCCAGACTGTGGCGATGACGAGCACGGAAGCCTTATGACTAAAGCCTATACGGGGCGGATGAGAGAGGTTTTTCTTATGATGGTTGGCCGCCCCAATGAACAAGTCTGAGCTATGGGCCGATCCCACATGGCGTTCCTCTCACTGGGGAGAGCGCCGTGGAAGACCATGGAAACAAGAAGAACTCACCCAGGCTCAAGCCCTGAGGACTGCTGGCCATTCCAATGCCGAGATAGCCTCAGAGTTAGGCCGCACAGAAAGATCTGTTGAGGGTAAGATCGGCTATGTGAAGTCGTGAGAGTCCAGAATTGGCGAGAGTGGCCCGATTTGAACGGGAATCTTCGGTTTTGGAGACCGAGGTTTTGGCCAGTTAAACTACACTCCCTGGAACTGGGTTAGAGATTCGAACTCTATCGTCCGGATTCACAGTCCGACCGCTCATTGCCATCGAGCATACCCAGCGTATTGGCAGCCCACCTCAGAATCGGACTGAGCTTCAGAGCTTCAAAGGCTCTGGTTGTCCCAGACTTGGGCTATTGGGAGGGCCTGCGGGTGTCGATCCCGCTCCTTGGCGATGAAAGCGCCAGATTCTAGCCGGTAAACTAAGGCCCCAAATTGGTGCGGACTCGGAGGTTCGAACTCCGGACTCTGGTTTGGAAGACCAGCACGTTGCCTCTACGCTAAGTCCGCAATTTCTTCGCTATGCCAAAGAACGAGCCCGCGAGCATTTTTCCGGGCGATGCCTGGGAATCTCGCCACATAAGACTGTGCTTCCTTCCGGGCCTTAGCATCGTCATCAGCGTCTAATTCCAAGATATAGAAGGAAGTTTCCTGTAAAACCACCTTGAATCTTGCCATAAAATTCTCCTGAAAATGGCGGAAAGTTGAGGTCTTGATCCCCACACCTTACGGTGCCGTCTCCTTAGCAGGGAGCGGTAGGCACTTGCCTACTTAACTTTCCATGTTCTTTACAAAGAGTTTCGAACGTCTCTCGCGTGAATTCAGAGTCTGGATAGACAAGCTCACGAACCGCGCCGTGATCGAAATCATCCATAGAGATGAATTTTCCGCACACATCACAACGATTCCATGGCTCCATTGTCATCCTCCGTAATTGGTCTTTCCGCGAAGATTCGAACTTCGATACAATCGCTTAGGAGGCGAAGGCACTATCCATTGTGCTACGGAAAGTTATTGGTGAACCCGCGAGGACTCGAACCTCGATCCCGGTGCTTAGAAGGCACGGCTTTATCCAGTTAAATACGGGTCCTGGAGAGGATGGCAGGATTTTAACCTGCTTGGGTGGGTTTGCAATCCACCGCCTAGTCATTCGGCCACATCCTCATATTGGCACCCCTTGATTGAGTCGAACAATCGTCTACCGGGTCAGAGCCGGTCGTCCGTTCCGCTGGACTAAAGGGGCGTATTGGTCTGCGTGGCTGGCTTCGATCCAGCGGTCTCCTGCTTCCAAGGCAGGCGGATTTCCAGGCTTTCCTACACGCAGATATTGGACGGCATGGGGAGATTTGAACTCCCATTTGCAACTCCAGTTACGGATACGGCGTTCGTAGCACCGCTCGGTTACATGCCGGTATTGGAGCAGCTAGCGGGTACTGACCCCGCGTTACCACCTTGAGAGGGTAGTGTCCTGCCATTAGACGATAGCTGCTTATTGGCTCCAGTTCTTGGATTCGAACCAAGCTCGGCGAGTGTTAACAGCACTCCGTCGCCACCAAGGCGACTCAACTGGAATATTGGTGGAGACCCTCGGTTACGATCCGAGCCCATCATCCTTGCAAGGGATAATTGCGCCCCAGCGCGGTCCCCGATAATTCTTTCGGGTTTTGTCCTTACCATTCTTGCGCCAATTATCCATCCAATCGGCGTTGTATTTATTTCTTGCCTCTAGGCAAGGAGCGCATTTGCAGTTCCTGCTTTTCGCTACTCCGTGAGGGAGTATGCGTTTTTGGGCAGCATTAGAGTTACAGGTTCTGTGAGAGAATGCGATGTTTGCCATATCGAAGTAGGTCTGGACTGGATCAGAGGACAATTGCCAGCCGATCTTATGTTCAATCGAAAACTCGGCCACAGATTCAATCTTTTTAGAACATCTAAAACAGGAATCCATGCCAAGTTTTATAGCCATCTCGTACAGTAGAGCGCGCTCTAATCTAGCCCTGGCCGTACCGAAACTCATACCGAGAAGTTCTTTTCTTTTAGCCAACCTGCGCTGCTGTACGCTAGCTATGCTCATCGCTATTCCCTGAATTGGTGCCCACTCCTGGTTTCGATCCAGGCTCTCCTGCTCTTCAGACAGGCGCTTTCACCAGATTAGCTTAGTAGGCGTATTGGCGCTCGGCGGCTGACGATTCCGCCCACAGAGCATAAGGCACCGCTGCCCATAATCTCTATGTCACCAGTTAGCGTCATCCGATACTAGCCTGACGTTGTTCTAGAATTCATCAGGTTTTCTCTTAGGTGTCGTCCGGGAGTCGAACCCTGACGGAGCATAATTGGAGCGGCCAGCCGGTTACGATCCGGCGTCCTCTGCTTGGCAAGCAGAAGCTCTTCCATTGAGCTATGGCCGCAATTGGTGCCTCACCCAGGGAACGATCCTGGCCAGCCCGAAGGCATCCGTTTTACAGACGGCGCTGCGTCCTTAGCAGCCTACTGAGGCATGGTAGCGGCTGTGGGTGCTAACCCCACCTGTGAGACCTTATGAGGATCTCCTGTTCTTCGGAACTGCCGCTGTATTGGTTGCGGGAGATGGCGGTCGCATCCATCGTCCTCGTGGGTATGAACCACGCGAGCTACTCCTGCTCCATCCCGCGTAAGTCTTGTAACAACTGAATGTGGAGGAAGGGTGGCAGTGTCGATCTCCAAAGGCTTTCGCCTTCCACTCGTTTTCAAGACGAGGCTTGGGGCCGCCCAAGTTACCCTTCCATATTGGCTGGCCGAGCAAGAGAGTTGTAATACCAACTCGGCTGTAATCTGGCATCGGCAATGGCGGTTAGGCCCCTCTCTATGCCATTTGGTGAATGCGCCAGGACTCAAACCTGGAATCTCCCGACTTCGGAGGTCGGCGCTTTGTTCAGTTAAGCTACGCATCCTTAGAACTGTATTTCGCTAGCCTCCGGATCGTTCCTATAAGGCTATCATCAACAAGGATTCCGGGCTTTTTCAAGGTCGCTCCATCCATGGCTTGGTACAGAGCAGCCAAGAGATTGTCATAATCCGGACTTGTTGGATCAACAAACAAAACAGCCAAATCAACTGTTGTGTCTATCGGTGTTATAATCCCTGCTGCATCACAGGCCCTACGGATCTCATCCCGGTACTGCTGGATCATCCGTATGTGCATCCGTCTATGCGGAGCACCATGGACAACCAATGAGAATGTAGCTGGAACAGTCTTTCCATCCATTGTGGCAATGACACGCATGGTATCCTCTAATGGTCGGCGTTGCGGGTATTGAACCCGCCCGTCTACACCGATCTGGTGCTCCGGGTTTATAAGGCCCAGCCGCTCACCTGAGCTAACGCCGTTATTCTGCGCCCTCTTTACCCCCTAAAGTTGGATGGTCAGTCAGAAATTTGATGACTTCATCCCAAGTTCTAAAAATAAAAACATAACTGTCTTTATCGGTATGTGTATGCAGGACATAGCCATTCTTGGCTTTGCTTAGAGTCCATTTCAGCATTATTTTCTCCATAATGGCGACCCTGGGCGGTACTGACCCGCCGTTCTCCGGTTGACAACCGGGCATTCTACCTTTGAATTACAGGGCCTTATTGGTGAACCCCCGGAGATTTGAACTCCGACCGCATGGATTAAGAATCCAGCACACTACCCATTATGCTAGGGGTCCGTGAACGGCTGAGGTTACGATCCTCTTACCACGGAGTTAAAAGTTCCGCCCCGCACCACGCTGGGTTTTAAGGTTAGCCGTCCGTATTGGTGCTAGTGGGAGGTACTGCCCCTCCTGCAAGACACTTATCGGGTGCCGCCGTCACTTTTCCGTTCACTAGCGTATTGGTACTCCCTCCGTGACTCGAACACGGGATCACCGGGTGTAGGCCGGATGCTTTGGCCGCTAAGCTAAGGGAGCGTATTTGGTGCCTACACCAGGATTTGAACCTGGACTGGGATTTGTTTTGAGCAAATGGCCTCTGCCGTTGGGCTATGTAGGCATTTGGTACCTCTGGAGGGATTTGAACCCCCATGCCTTTCGGCGCTTGTTTCTAAGACAAGTGTGTATGCGTTCCACCACAGAGGCTTATTGGTTCTCCCAGGTGGTTCCGACCCACCCTCTCAACTTTACCAAAGTTGTGTTCTACCAATGAACTATGGGAGATTAACTGTGCGGGCAGCGAACCCCCGCTTACGGACGATAGGCGTGTCTGGTGGTGACGCCTCGTTTTAACCCTCTCCTGTCCCCTAACCATACTCATCTCGGGGACTACACCCGCACCGTATCGCTACACCGGGTTTGGTCTCGTTCCGCTGATTATTCGGTCGCCGTCCGAATAGTGGAGCCCGGTGCAGGAATCGAACCCGCGTCTCAGCCGTACAAAGGGTGTGTTCTGTCATTGAACTAACCGGGCAATCTCTTTCTCTCTACTTCTTCTCTTCGAAGAAGAGAGAAGAAGTAGAGAGAATAGACGACCCATCCGCTAACCATCCCGAAGGAGGCGGTGACGAATGGGCCGTCCAGAATTCTGGACTTTCTCACGATTTCATACATCCCGACCCCAGTACATCCGTGGTCGTCGAGCGTTGAAGTGAGAGGCCCAGAATTATCTTTGGAGATTGTGGGGCCGTCTTTTCTTCTCTGCCCGTACCGGCAGAGGAAAGAGCCCCTGCCGTTTAGTCTCTAGTCTGTCGCCCTTTAATGGGCTTTTCCATGTTATCGACGCACAAAAACGACCGTTGCCAATTACTCGGCGCGGCGCTTGTGAGTGGATATGAGGATATCGAGAACATGGTTCTTCCGTTGTTGTGAATTAGCTAGCTGGTTGTTCTGAATTCGTCAAGGGGTTGATTGAGAGTTTGGATGTACTAAAATGCACACACCAGCAACACTCCTGACGGAGGCAGGCAAAACCGACTGACGCAACGAAACCAACGCAAAGGAACGATACGATCATGATCCGTATAATCGTGACCGCCGCGCTACTAGCGATGTTCGCTTCACCAGCGGATGCCCGCCACCACCAAAGACAGTCTACTGCGACGTACTCAGGACAAGTCGTTTCACACCCATCTGGTTGCCCTCGATCTGCATTTTGTGGATGCGGAGCAAGCTCCAGAGTCTATGGGCATCCAGTACGAGACCTCTATCTGGCCTCGAATTGGAGCCGGTTCCCGTCAGCCTCTCCAGCCCCAGGCATGGCGGCATGGCGGCATGGGCACGTCTTTATCATTGAGCAGGTTCTCGATGGGAATACGGTCCTGGCGTATGATGCGAACAGCGGCGGCCACCAAACGAGGATTCACGCTCGATCATTGGCTGGATTCCATGTGGTGGACCCTCATGGGACGCAATTCGCCTCAAATTCGCACCACAAAAGCCTGAAACGGCATATTCAGTATGCCGATGCTTCGGTGGCCATCGATAGATTCCGGCCACAATGAGAATCGCAATCGCAGTAGGGCTGGCTCTATTGGTCAGCCCTGCCTTGGGACTGGAATACGGCACGGCGTCTGTGGATGATGGTAACGCCACTCGTTTCGACGATGGCAATTACCACCATCGGGTAGCAACTGGAGCGATGTTCAATCCGTATTCCATGACAGCGGCCCATAGACATCTGCCAATGGGTTCGTTGGTTCAGGTCAAAAACCTGAAGAACGGCCAGAGAATCTATGTTAAGATTAATGATATCGGGCCGTGTGGTTCGGCTCATTGCCAACGAAGGCGTCCGGACCTAATGAAGCGGATCATTGATCTCACGCCAGCCGCTGCTGACCAACTAGGAATAGAGGGTCTCGGCTCGGTAGAAGTCAGGGTCTGCCACAATCATCAGGGAATCAGAATATGCGAATGATGATTGTCCTAATGCTAACCTGCATGCCCGCTGTAGCTCAGGTCTATGTTCCACAGGAATGCGTAGAACTTGCTTCCCGCGAAGGATTCCCAACAGACGTAATGACAAGAGCACAAGCAGCTAAAGCCAAGTACAGATTAGCAAGATTAAACGATATAGATCCTATCGTAAGATCTTGCCGTGATGCAATAGCTAGGGCTAAGGCTGCATTATCGCAGCAGTAAACGGCACGTTGGGGTGAATCGGGATGTGAGCTAGCATGGCTATCGTCAAGCATATCACGGCGATGGCGAGGGATGATAAAATGGCTTGGCGCATCGGTTGCTATCCTGTGATGAGATTGAACTCAATCGGATTGGGCGAGTTTTACTGCCCGCCTGCCGCGTGGTGTGAGTGCAAACTTTCCCTTCTTGGTGACGAGGCCGAAAGTCGCCATGACAACGCGCTCGATGTTGCGAACACCGGGAGGCTTGCCACCCAGTGCATTGGCGCCGTGGTGCATGGCGAAGAAGCAAGCCAAGGCGTGAGCGTCTTTATCGGAAAGCTTCATTTCTGCTCCGTGTTCTGTGACTGCTGACGACCGACAGCCGCGTCGAATTGCCTGCGTAGTTCGTTTCGCTGCCAACTCTGCTGCGGATGCTTCACCGGCATATGATCCAGCAACGCCATGAGGGAAGCCGCCAAGTCCCGCAGCCGTTCGATCTCCGAGGAGAACAAAGCGCGCTCACGTCCTGAGTGCTCCAGTTGGTCCCGCAGCCGCTCGATCTCGGCACCCATGCAGATCGAGCATCCGGCAACCCCCAATCGCCAGCCGTCAGGCCATTCGCCACGCATCCGGCGAACAGTGACCTCGCTTGGCTCAGGATGCTCGATCTTCTCGCGGCAACCGGAACAGTAGTTTGACCCGACGCCGCCGTGTTCAAGTCGAGAAGTCGGCTGTCCGCCGCATCCGTCAGTCGCGCAGCGCCCCAGCCTGGCATCACCATCAAGTCTAAACCACATCAATCCCTCCATCTGCGACCACGACACGTCAGCGAATAACACCAAAGCCGTGCAGAATTAAAACCCCGATCAATCCGGCGATGACGTACCAGTGAAAGTGTTTGCTCATCGACGCACCCTAGCCATGACTGCGCTGCCGTTCTTTTGCTGCGGGTGAAAGCTCGTAGCCCGCTCTCCGGTGGTGGGCATAATCGATGGCGCAGCGCATGGCGGCTTTTATCAATTCTCGATTGCGCGGGCTCACATCCATGTGCGCTACCGATTCCGCCATCAAATCCAACGCTCTTTGAAATTCGTCCATTCTCGGCTCCTACGGTCAGCGGCGGTGATAGCGAATGCGATTTTAACGGTGGCCTTTGAACCCGATGCCCTGCATCCATCGCACGGCTATGAAATGAAAGGCGCGGTGTAAGTCGGCAAGTTGCGGTGGCCGCTCGCC